GGTGGCTCATAATGGAAGTCCACGCCAAGCTGGGTCAGTTCGTCTGCAACCTTCTCTTCAAGCCCGCTTCGATAGATAGATTTCCTAGAAGTCTTCATCGTCAGAGAAGTCCGTGTCCGGGGCTGTCTCTGTCTCTGGCGCAGTAAATCCTTCCGTTGCGGAAAATCCATAGGCCGAAGCATCAGCACCCCCACCTGATTTGAGGTCAATGATTTGAACTGCCTTCAGACGCAGGGATACCCCAGCACCTACAGCGGCAACGTAATAGGGAACAAGGTCAGTCGAGACACGAATCTTAGAGCCACCCCACACAGAGTCGGGTGTAAAGATAGTGCCTTGTGCATCGAACAGGCGTGGCTGTAGCTCAATCGTCTGGCCTTGCTTGTTCTGCACCTTGGCCTTCATCTTAAACTTGAAGACCGTGCGTCCTGTTTCCTGACCCTCATCATCAGTCTCGTTAAAGTAGGGGTCATCTGATTCCTTGGCCTTCTTGCCTTCGGGAATCATAGCCATCGCCTTGGCTTTCTCTTGCTCAATCAGCTTCTTCAGAGGTGCGGCCTCTTGCTCTGACAGAGACAGGCTCACCTTGTATTCACCATTCGCATTGAACTTGGTGTCAGGCTGAGTGAGATGCGGATAGATGGCGATACCAGTGCTAGTGGTGTAGCTGACAAAATCATTTGCCATATTATTCATCCTCCAATGGATAGTTGTTTTCAATGATGAAACCGTAGTTACCTACAGCTTCGGCGAGGACATCTACAGGTACTGCGACATCCATTTCTTCATAGATTTCAAGGAGTTCTTCCATAGTGTCCTCATAAGTTAAGGGGTGTAACCCACGGTCTTTAGTGATGCTACCCAGACCATCTTGTGACCCGGCCACAACTCCGTGCTGGATGTGCCCCAAATTCCAGTAAAGACCAACAAAACATTCTGCTGGTCTAATATGCAGGGTATTAAATGCCTGAGTGGATTGTACTAGGCAAAGAAGAATGGGCTGTCCTCAACAACGCTGATGTCGAGGTCACCCTTGGTAGGCACGGGGTCAATCTCTGCGTGGCGATGCGCTGGGAGTACATCCAACAGGTCACTGCGGAAGTCTTCCAAGACATCCACCTGAGAGTACATCTCAACGAAGGCTTTGCGGAGACACCACCACATCAACTCTGCATCTGCCGCATGAGTGCCGTAGCTGTCATGCACCATCGCAAAGCTGTAGATTTCACACTGCTTGGCAACGTCAATCGTAATCATCATGTGTGCCGCATCAATGCTGTGGACAAAGTTGGGGCTGATGCCATTGGACTGACGGTTCTTGTCAATCTTGCCTGTCTCCTTGTAGAGCGTGGGCTGGATGACAGAACCAAGAAGCTTGGTGTCTACCCGGAAGGGCTTGGTGGCCTTGTATGCCTGAAGCACAGGGAAGTTGACCGGGGTATCCCAC